CCTCGACGCCTTTCAGCCCTGAGCAAGCCCCCGAAGAGGGGGCGCGCTAGGTTAGCACGTATTCTATACTTGATAAATACGTGCTAACTGACAGCTTTTCACCACTAACTCAGAGGGTAAGGCAATGCGACGTATGGGAGCTAGTAAGGGCCGGTCGGCCCGCAAGTTTAAGTCAAGGGCTGGTAAGACGATGGCGCTTAACCTTCGCTCGCCGCTTCGCGGTGGTTGGAGACTGTAACGGTGGCATGCCATCATCCGTTCAGGATGTGGCGTTTAGACGGTAAGGTGAGCCTTCGGAGGCCCTTGGACAATGACGCGGAAGCGGTGGAAATGCCGTGTGGTGGCTGTCTTGGGTGCCGTATGGACCGCGCTCGATCGTGGGCTATCCGTTGTTCTTTGGAGTTACAGAATCATTCGAAAGCGTGTTGGGTTACGCTTACGTACTCCGATGACAACTTGCCAGCGTATCGGTCCATTAGGCGAGATCATCTCTCCGGCTACCTTAAGCGTTTACGAGCGCGTTTGTCACCTGAAAAGGTCCGATTTTTTGGTTGCGGAGAGTATGGCGAACGTGGCGGTAGGCCACATTATCATGCCATCTTGTATGGTGTGGACCGTGACGAAAGTCACATCCAGAAGGCGTGGGCCGCTGGTCATGTAGGGGTCCACGATTTAACGCCACAGGCGATACGCTATGTGGCGGGGTATTGTGCGAAGAAAGAGGGATGGCATGGTGAGTTTAAAGAGGTGCTTGACAAAAGCACCGGAGAGTTGTACGGTAGAGAAGCGCCGTTTTTGTTGATGTCGCGCAACCCCGGGATAGGGGGTGAGCAGAGGAAGTTTTGGAAGTCGTGGTCGAGGTTTGCGGTTTTGGATGGGACGAAGTATCCAGTTCCTAGGTATTTGCATGAGTCGTTTAAGGCGAATGCTGATCCGCAGTTTATTGAGCAGGTGCAGTTTGAGAAGTGGAAGCACAGGCGGTACAGGAGCCCAGAAGAGCGTGACGCAGCTGAGCGTGTGGCGAAGGCGCGATTATCCATTCAATCTTCTAGGAGGAAGTACGCATGAACACGTTGTACGCTATTCGGGACAAGGTTTCGGAGAGCATTGGGTCGCAAGTGTGGCTGTTTAAGGCCGACGCTGCGGCCATTCGTTTTTTTCATGATGTAATGTCTGATCCGAAGTCGTATCCAGCGCAGCATCCGGACGATTTTGAGTTGATGTCGCTTGGGCTGTTGAACGACGAGGGTGAGTTTATGGGTTCGCCGCAGGTAATTTTTTCTGGAACGCAGTGGAAGCAGGCGAAGCAGGCTGCCGAAGCTGCCAAACTTGATGAGGCGCTCGGCTGATGTCGAATGGGTATAATCTTCCCGCGCGGAAACTTGCGAGTCAGCAGGATTCTGCTATGGTGCAGCGGCCTGATGTGCCGCGTAGTCGTTTTCAGGGTTCATTTACTCGAAAGACGACGTTTAATGCGGGTCTGTTGATTCCGTTTTTGGTGGATGAGGTACTTCCAGGTGATCACCTGAAGTACAATGTGACGGCGTATGTCCGTATGGCGACGCCAGTTTTTCCGCTGATGGACAATCAGCGGATAGATACGCATTTTTTCTTTGTTCCAAATCGGCTAGTTTGGTCGAATTGGAAGCGGTTTATGGGCGAGCAGGCTACTCCTGCGCAGTCCATTGATTTGACGGTTCCGAAGGTTGAGATTGCTGCCACTGGTGCGAGTTCGCAGGTTGGATCGTTGGCGGATTATTTTGGTTTGCCGATTGGACCGCAGATTGCGTCCAATATTCAGGTGAATAGTTTGCCTTTTCGCGCGTATAATTTGATTTATAATGAGTGGTTTCGCGACGAGAATTTGATTAATTCGGCGCAGAATATTACGGGTGATGCGTTGTCCGCCGATAGTGATTATGGCGAGTCTTCTTATCCGTTTCGTCGTGCGAAGAGTCAGGATTATTTTACGTCTGCGTTGCCGTGGCCGCAGAAGTTTCAGGCTCCGACGATTCCGATTTTGGGCAATGCTCCTATTACTGGCATTGGTACGTATCCCACATCTGGTGTGGGTGGTACGAACGGTACGTTGTACGAGACTGCGAAGGGTTCTGCGAGGAATTATGCATATTATAATGAGTCGTATAATGCGACGAATGGCTTGTATGTTGAGGTTGAGCCGTTCGGGACGGGTTATCGTCCCGTTGTGTATGCTGATATGTCGGCTGTGACAGGTGTTGGTATTAACCAGTTGCGTCAGGCGTTTTTGGTTCAGCAGCTGCTTGAGCGTGATGCTCGAGGTGGCACGCGTTACACCGAAATTGTGCGGAGCCATTTTGGTGTTATTTCGCCTGATGCTCGTATGCAGCGTCCTGAGTATATTGGCGGTGGTTCGTCGCCGCTGAATGTGACGCCTGTTGCTCAGACGGCTCCGTCTGAGGATGGTGCGGTTGGTACGCTTGGTGCTGCTGGTACTGCTGTTGGACAGCATATGGCTAGTTATGCTTCGACTGAGCATGGTTATATTATTGGCATTGTTTCTGTGCGTAGTGAACTGTCGTATAATCAGGGTATTCCGCGGACGTTTAGTCGGCAGACGCGGTATGATTTTTATTGGCCGTCGCTTGCAGGGCTTGGAGAACAAGAGATCCTGCGTAAGGAAATTTATGCGACGGGTGTTGCTGTGAATGATAACGTTGTGTTTGGTTATCAAGAGCGTTGGCATGAGTATCGTACCCGTTATTCCGAGGTCACGGGTCGGTTTCGTACGAACGCGGTTCAGACGCTTGCCGCGTGGCATTTGGCGCAGAATTTCTCTTCTGCGCCGACGCTTGGTAAGACGTTCATTCAGGATACCCCGCCTATGGATCGTGTGTTGGTAAACACCGATTCTGATACGCTCGTTCAGGAGTATCTTGGTGATTTTCTTATTCAGCGTGAAGCCGTGCGTCCGGTTCCGATGTTTGGGACTCCGGTCACGCTTGGTAGGTTCTAATGTTAGAGTGGCTTTTGCCTGCGGTTTTGACGGCTGGAGGCGTTCTTAGTACGAACGCCTCAGCTCGTCGTCAATCTGAAAAGCAAATGGCTTTTCAGGAGAGGATGTCTGATACTGCTATTCAAAGAAGGAAAAAGGATTTAATCGCAGCGGATATAAATCCGCTGTTGGCTGGAACCGATGGTGCCTCGAGTCCCGTCGGTTCTCAGGCTAATGTAGGAGATGTGATTGGTGCTGGTGTTAGTGCTGCTATGGCTGCGAAGATGCAGCGTGAGCAGATTTCTGCTATGCAGGCGGAGAATATGTTGCGAGCGCAGAAGATGACAGAATCTAAGGCGCAAACTGAGGTTAATAATGCAAATGCTCGTCTGATAGAGCAGAATATGAGATTTATGAATGAGTTGCAACCTTTTAAGTTGCAAGCTGAGAGGCTGAATAATCTTTACCAGGAATACGTTAACCAGTCGGCTCGTGTTCAAGGTGCATATGACACGAGATTCGGTATGGCTAGTCGCGGAGTTCGTGATATTGGAAATGCTGCTGGTTCTGTTACTGGTGTTTTTGGTAATTCAGCGAAGATTGTAAAGGATATTTTGGAAATGGGACTTCCTAGGAAGTCTGGTGGAATTACGATCAATGTCCCTAAAGGTAAGTGAGGATATATGTTGCGTAATAAGTTGTTTAATTTTGATGATGTTTCTGTTGTTAATGGATTGTTTTGTAGTGAAGAAGAGGATATGACTCGTCAGGAGTTTAAGGACGAGGTAAATGTTAATACTGTCGTGTCGCGTCATGGCCTTAGCTCGAGGCCTGTGCAGTATGGTGATTGGGATTTTGATCAGGATTTGACGGGGAGCATGCAGGCGACCCGTGAGGTTCAGGCAGCGTATGAGAAGCTGCCTGAGGAAGTTCGGGTCCAGTATCCCGATATGGCCTCTGTTGTGCGTGCAATTGTCACAGGAGGCCTTAAAATAGGGCAGGAAGGGGTCGAGGTACCCTCGACGCCTTTCAGCCCTGAGCAAGCCCCCGAAGAGGGGGCGCGCTAGGTTAGCACGTATTCTATACTTGATAAATACGTGCTAACTGACAGCTTTTCACCACTAACTCAGAGGGTAAGGCAATG